TTGCCGAACCCTACGAAGCCGCGGGCGCCGGCGATGAAGAAAATACCGAATGGGAAAACGATCTGGAAATAGACCGCAACGGCAAAGTCCTCGCCACCGCAAACAACTATCTGCGTATTCTCAAAGGACACCCACTGCTGCGGAATCTTACTTACAACGAGTTCAAAAACGCAAAAGAGGTTACCGGCCCGCTGCTGTGGCGCACCGACGGCGGCCCATGGCTCGACAGCGACAATTCGGATGCATTTATCGCCATCGAACGGATGTACGGGATGTCCAACGCCTCGAACCTGAAACATGCATTGAAATCGATATTCCGCACCAATTCCTATCATCCGGTACGCGACTACCTGAACGGGCTGAGTTGGGACGGCACGCCGCGCCTGGAGACCTATTTCATCGATTACCTGGGCGCCGAAGATTCCCCCTATACCCGGGCCGTAACCCGTAAAAGCATCGTAGCCGCGGTAGCGAGGGTGTTCGTCCCGGGAATCAAATGGGACTACGTGCCGATCCTCGTGGGTAAACAGGGCATGGGTAAATCCGTCTCGCTGCAAAAGCTGGGGAGGATGGACCGCGGTTGGTTCTCCGACAATTTCCGCTTGGTGGGCGGTAAAGAGGACATCGAGCAGCTATTCGGCAACTGGATCATCGAAATGGGCGAGTTGGTAGGTCTGAATAAAAAAGACGTCAACGAGATCAAAAGCTATATCAGCCGCCGGGAGGACCAATGCCGGTTGGCGTACAGCGAAGAAAAGGGATATTTTCCCCGGCAGTGCGTCTTTTTCGGTACGACCAACAACATCGATTTCCTGAAAGACACCACCGGGAACCGCCGGTTCTGGCCGCTGCCGGTAGGGGTACAGGAACCGACCAAAAATCTTTTCGGGGAGATCACCGAAGAGATCGACCAGATTTGGGCCGAAGCCGTCGTGCTGTTCAAACGCGGCGAGAGGTTGTACCTGGACAAAGATGAGAGGGAGATGGCCGAAGAAATGCAAAAAGAACATACCGTAGCCGACGAACGTACAGGAATGGTGGAAGAATACCTGAATATCCTGCTGCCGGAAGATTGGGGAGAACGCCGGATGCCGGACAAACTGAACTTCCTGGACGATCCTGTCGGGGGTACGGTTCCCAGAGACCGGGTTTGTGTAGCTGAAATATGGTGCGAATGCTTTCGCCGCAGCCGGTCCGATCTTTCGTACAGGGATTCAGCGTGGCTCCGCGAGATCATGCGGTCGATAGGAGGTTGGGAAGAGCAGAAAAACCCGACAGGGTTCAAAGGGTTCGGGCGGCAAAGGGCATTCAAGCGGATTAAGCAATAGTCTAAAAAGGCATAGAAATACAACAAAAGTTAGTACACAGGCTAGGTATACAGGTATACAGGGTGCCAAAAATCAAAGGTATACAGGTATACATCTAAAAAAGGGGTTGTATACCTAAGATGTATACCTGAAAATCGGCCTTAGAATGCAACAGAAAGCCTATTTCACATGTAAGGTATACAAGTATACATCTTTTATATAGGAATATGAAATTAGAGAGAATTAGAGAGAAAATAGGGTGCCTGAATCGCCTAATCGCATATACCCCTACGCGCGCGAGGGAAGTATACCTGTGTTCGCTAAAAAAAATAGTCGGAAAAATGAACGAGAAATTGATCGAACGAAAACTCCGCGAGGAGGTGAAACGGATGGGCGGTGTGGCGCTGAAATTCGCCTCGCCTTACTTCACAGGGATGCCGGACCGGGCCGTACTCCTGCCCGGAGGCAGGGTCGCTTTCGCCGAGATCAAAACCACGGGCAAAAAACCGTCGCCCCGGCAAAGGTACGTGATCGGAATGCTGCGGGGATTGGGATTCACCGCCGGGGTAATCGATTCACAGGAAGGATTGGATAGCTTTTTAAACGAGCTGCAAAATGAACGAAAATAATCTACACCCCTACCAGCGGTTTTCGGTACAGCATATCATCGACCACCCGGCGGCAGGGTTGCTGTTGGAAATGGGTTTGGGCAAGACGGTTGCGACGCTGACGGCTGTAAACCGGCTGATGTACGAAGAGATGGAGATAGACCGCGTACTGGTTATCGCGCCCAAACGGGTGGCCGAGGACACTTGGACGACAGAGGCCCAGAAATGGGATCATTTGAAGCATTTGAGGGTATCTGTCGTATTGGGGTCCGAAAATGCAAGGATCGCGGCGTTAAGGGCCAAAGCGGACGTTTATGTAATCAACCGGGAGAACGTCGCGTGGCTGGTTGGGTATTACGGCGGGGCCTGGCCGTTCGATATGGTCGTGATCGACGAACTGTCGAGCTTCAAATCGGCAAAAGCGATCCGGTTTAAAGCGCTGCGCATGGTGCGCCCTTACTGCCGCCGCGTGGTAGGGCTGACCGGGACACCGGCGCCCAACGGGCTGATCGACCTGTGGCCGCAAATATACCTGCTGGACCAAGGCGAGCGTCTCGGGAAAACGATTACTGGCTTCCGGCAGCGGTACTTTACACCGGGACGGACCAACGGGCATGTGGTGTACGACTACAAACTGCGGGATAGCGGCGAAGAGGCTATTTACGGGAAAATCTCCGACATCTGCATCAGCATGAAGGCGGAAGATTACCTGCAACTGCCCGGAAGGATCGATCGGACCGTAGAGGTTCGACTGCCGGAATCCGTAAGGGAAAAATACGAGGAGTTCGAAAAACAGCAGATTCTCGCCCTGGAGGACCAGGAGGAGATCACTGCGGTTAATGCGGCGGTACTCTCCAACAAGCTGCTGCAATTCTCCAACGGGGCCATATATGGCGAAAATCACGAGTTCCACGAGATCCACCAGGCCAAGCTGGAAGCCCTGGAGGAGATCGTTGAAGCGGCCAACGGCAATCCCGTGTTGGTGTTCTATTCGTTCAAGCATGACGCGGAACGGATAAAAAAACGGCTTAAAACGTACCGCCCCGTCGAGTTGAAAGGTTCGGCCGAAATACAGGCGTGGAACGCGGGACAAATACCGGTACTGTTGGCCCACCCGGCCAGTGCCGGTCACGGGCTGAATCTCCAGGCCGGGGGAAATGTCATCGTTTGGTTCGGGCTGAACTGGAGTTTGGAGTTGTACCAGCAGGCCAATGCGAGGTTACACCGGCAGGGGCAGACCAAACCGGGCATCATCCATCATTTGGTGGCGCCGGGGACGATGGACGAGGATGTGATGGCGTCGTTATCGCGGAAAGGGGAAAGCCAGGACGCGCTGATGGAGGCGGTCAAAGCAAGAATTAAAAAATACAAATCGCTTTGTGGCAGGTCATTCTAAAATACAGGATTATGGAAGTAGGAAATAGGCAAAACGCCGGTAACTTTATCCCGACGATAAGTCCGGCAAACGTCAAATTAGTCGGTGTGATGACCGTAATGCAGATTGCGAGGGTTTGGAAAATTGCACCTTACCGAATTTGGTACATGATTCGTCACGGATTAATCCGGCATGGGTTGAATTTGGGTAAAACAGTTGTTTTTCCTGGTGACGTAGAGGATTATTTTAGTGCGCACCCTCAAAATCTCAGTATATGGCAGGGTAGGTACCAAGCGGCTAAACGGCAGTATAAAAAGAATCAACTTAAATTGTGATCGTATGAAAGAGCTATTTAAATTACATCGCAATCGGGGATTTAGCGATTGTGAGAAATGCGGCGGGAAAGGATATACAGAAATCGATGTGACCGGCTCAAAGCCGCTGCGCATGATGTGTATGGATTGTGAACGTGCCCGTATCCGAAAAATGCAGGAGCGTGTTGAGCATCGAATGTGGAAACGGATCGGGCAAGCCGCAAATAACTTATCCCGAAGGCGGGCAAAAATGGTGTAAAAACGGTTGAAAAACGGTTGAAATGGCAGGAAGGCAAGACATAGAAAAGTTAGGGCGCAATACTCGGTTTTCGAGCGCAAACCAGCCCAAGAAGAATGGGCGTAAACCGAAATTATATACTTTAGCTAAGAAAGGGTATGATATTGGTTTATCAGAGTTTATCGAAGTATCGAAATACTTGATGCAATGCCCCCAAAAAGAACTGGACCAGATAGCCGCTAATGAGGCTACTCCGGTTTGGGTGGTGAATATCGCACGGGCGATTAGTAAAGACACAAAAAGGGGTGTGACGTTTACAGTCAAAGATATTTTTGACCGTGTATTTGGGAAAACGGCTCAAAACGTTGATCTGACAACAAAAGGCGAGGCTTTTAATCATCCGCCAATCGATTGGTCGAAACTTTCCGATCAAACGTTGCGAGAATTGGCTAAAGCTCAGATGAGAGATGACGAATAATGCGGTACCGACACGGCAGGAAATAATGTGGGAGCTTGCTCGTCGGCATTTAATAGATTTTGCCGAAGTCATGCTTCCAGGCTTCGAGCGCACGCCGTTCCACGAGGCATATTACCGCATCCTGGAAGCATTTGCCAGAGGGGTGATTCAGCGTTTAATTGTCACCGTTCCGCCGCAGCACGGTAAATCTTTAGGTTCATCTGAGATATTACCTGCTTACATATTGGGGCTTAATCCTGATTTGAGAGTTGCTATCGGCTCATACGGGGGGCGTTTGGCCCGGAAATTCAATCAACGTGTGCAGCGACACATGACCGGGAAAGAATATCCGATGATTTTCCCGGAAACCCGGTTAAAAGGCAGCATTATAAATAATCAAGATGACACGTATTCGCGTACTACGGAGGAATTTGATATTGTCGGGCACAAAGGCGGATTGCAGGCTGTAGGCCGTGGTGGCCCTTTGACCGGCAATCGGGTTGACGTGATGATTCTTGATGACCTCTACAAAGATGCAATGGAGGGAAATTCTGCAAATACCCGGGATGCAGTAGTCGAATGGTACAATACTGTTGTTCGGACACGCCAGCATAATACAAGCCGTGAATTGATTGTATTTACCCGTTGGCACGAAGATGACCTCATTGGGTATATTGAAAAGAAAGAGCGCGTTATGGCTTTAACCAAATGGGAAGAGCTTGATAGCATTGCGCCTGGGGCATGGGTCAAAGTCAATTTCCCGGCTATCAAAGAAGATACACCCACCGAGATCGACCCTCGAAAGATCGGCACGGCATTATGGCCTGAACGGCATAGCCTTGAAAAATTATTGACCGATCGTAAACGTGATCCTGTCGGATTTTCGGCACTGTATCAGGGCAATCCGTTTGATGCGGCGGGGGCGTTGTACGGTACGGATTGGAATTTATACGACGTTATCCCCACAACCTATGGCAATCATAACTATACGGACCTTGCAGATACCGGAACCGACCGTACATTATCGGTATCATACCGGGTAGGGGAGACTGTGGTTATGGAGGGGGTGACGGCCAAGCGTATTTATGTGACAGATATTGTGTTTACGGATAGCGACATGAACGAAGCAGAGATTTTAATCCCAATGTTGTTGGAGCGAACCCAAACCCGTCGCTGTGTAATCGAATCGAACAACGGCGGACGTTATTTTGCCACTAAAGTCGCACAGCGGGCCCCGTATTGTCACGTTGTACCGTTTACCCAAACTCAGAACAAAGAAGCTCGTATTTTGACAAATGCGCCGACGGTTAAAATGTGCATCTATTTACCACGGGATTGGGCGAGCCGATGGCCACAGCTTTACGCTGAAGCTGTTGGATTCAAGCGGATATTTAAGGCCAATGCGCACGATGAGGTGGCCGATGTGTTTACGGCCATTATCGAGCAGGAGATTGTACGAGGTAGCGTCGGTGTGAGGCGCATAAATTAACCGAAATAAAAACCCCCAGATTACTCCGGGGGTAGCTATCACTCCATAATAGAGCGGTCAAACAATAACTACAAAGTAATAGCATAAAACGGCGTAGCGAACTTTTGTAGAGCCTCCATAATCTTGCGACGCTGTGCAGGTCGGGGCTTCGCTTTGTCGTTGGCGTAACGCCCGATCTGTGCTGCGGGTATTCCAGTCAATTCGGCCAATTTGGTATCCTTGATGTACTCCCGGGCATACTTTAACGCACTTACAGCGTCATACTCCAGTTTGATTTCAAAATCTCCGTCAAGGTATTCTTTGTACGGAAATCCTTTTTCTTTTGCTGTTTCGATAAAAAACGCAATGCCCTGGCGCATGTTATCAACGGCATCCTGTACGGTATCTCCCATACCGGAGAACATATCATCCTTCATCATTACAGAAACTGTACCGTCGGAGGCCCATCCTGCAATAGCTTTTATCTTTTCCATTATTCTGTGTTTTTATGCAGGGAAGAGGGGTTATTTCAACCCCATTTCCCTTTTGATTTTTAACTCTAGCGGTCTATAAATCTCTTTGCTTCCGTGGTAAGGGACCGGATAAGTTTTGTTGCCTTTTTCGTAAATAACGTGGCTTCCGGCTTGCCTGATCGCGACCCATCCGTTTCGCAGGATGAGGCGGTGTAGTTCGCTTGATTTCATTGTTGCTATCTGTTATTGTTTGACATTACAAAAGTAATGCAAAATATACTATTATGCAAATAAAATAGTAATTATTTTTATACTATTTGAAAATTCAGGAAAACGCGCTATTGTATTTAACACACATAAATTCAATTAATTATCATCAATTCTGCAACCCATGCTATAAAAAAGACGCCGATCAGGGTTTGACAATTTGCGATTTCGCTCTAAAATTGTAATCAAATCAACCGGGTGAAGGGTAGCCCAACGTCAAACATTTAAATTTTCAGAAAATGAAATGTGGATGCCCGAGGGGTGCGGCTTTGTCCTCTATCCCCGTGAGTAACTGCCCGGAATCTATGGGGCAGATTCAGAAACTTATTTTCATGCGCCTTTACAACGGTCAAAAGCTCAACGAGATCGAAAACCCGAAAGAGCTTGCGACGTGGACGGAGTTGCTTGCGGCCACCGACAGCACGAAAGCCGTTATCACTCCTTTCATCGTAGAGCCTACGGCCGAATCCGGCGAAGCCCGTACCTATGGTGGCGGGGACGTAGGCGGCATCGAGGAAATTCTCGGCGCAAACCCGACACCGTTTACTGCCCGGATTGAGAAGAGCCCCCAGGACACGATCAAGGCTCTGAAAGAACTGATGTGTGAAAATCTGGGTGTTGTGTTCGTGGACGAGTACGGCAATTTGGGGATGCAGAACCAGCCTACCACGACTGCCGGCGATCCTCCCACTACAACGGATCATTACAAACCTATTCCGATCCGTGCTCTTTTTGTGGGCGACAAAACCCTCGGCGGTTTCGAGGCTCCCGATTCGAACCCGTTGCAGTTCTCGTTGGTTCCGAATTGGTCGGACGATTTTGTGCTCGTGGAACCCGAGTTCAACCCCCTGTACGACCTTGTAGCTCCTACGGAGTAATGGAATCACCAAAATCGACGCTTGTACTGCTCCGGGCTAAACGCTCGGGGCGGATCAAAGCGTTTAAAGCGGAACATGCCGCGCGCATTCTCGGAATGGCGGACAGCGGCGGATGGGAAAAGGTTGAACGGGAGGAACCTACCCAGATACAAAACCAAGACACAGAGCACAACGACAGCCATGCTGACAGAACGGGAAATAAGCGAAAGAGTAAAAAGTCCTCGAAAAAAGTGGATCAAGTCCCGCGCGGAATGGATGCAGGAACGGATCAGGTTTCACGTTGACTGCCATTTATCCAATCGGGAATTTTCCCCGGCTCTAGACTTTAAAACATGGGTAGCGGGGCTGTTACCTCACGACAAGTACAAAACGTTCTTGAAGTTATTTGGCTATCCGGTCAAAACAAACGATTTGACCGGAAAGATTTTCGATGAGCTTAGCCGTGTATTCGATGGGCGTAATCCGGTTTTTAACTATCAATTCGCCGATGGTGCAGACCGTGACGATTGGGAACAGTACCGAACTGATCGTCTCGGGGAACCGCTGATCTGGTCGACTACCGGATTTTCCAAAATGCGGTCGGACATCAATTCCGTGCTAATCGTCGATATGCCCGAACATCAGCGCCCCGGGGAACTGCCGGAGCCTTATTTCTACTGGCTGGGCATCGAGCATGTTATCGATTATGAGACATGTCGCGATTCGCGCGATATTTCTGCGATGGCATGGATAATCTTTCGGCAAAAAGGGGATCGGCTGGTAGTTATCGACGATCGCAGTTACCGGGTATACCGTTGGAACGGAAGTGGGGAAATCGGACTGCCAGAGGTGGAAAACGTCCACAACCTCGGATATTGTCCGGCGCGGTTCTTTTGGACTACGCCACTCAATATTGACGAGCCGGATATAAAGATGTCCCCCGTGTCGAAATCGTTGAACGATCTGAATTGGTATTTGTTCTTTTCGATCGCAAAACGGAATCTTGATTTGTATGCGCCATACCCGATTTACTCCGGATATGCACAAAAATGCACTTACTCGAATGCGGAAAACGGGGACTATTGCGATGGGGGATTTATACGGGACGTGAAAGGGCAATATGTTGTGACGGTTGACGGTATGCCGCTGCCGTGTCCGGTGTGCGCCGAGAAAAGATTATCGGGCCCGGGTACATTTGTGGAAATAGATCCACCGTCAACGAAAGACAGTCCCGACCTGCGGAATCCGGTAACGATCACCAATGCGGACATTGGCTCGCTGGAATACAATGTGCAAGAATGCCAGCGCCTTTACGATGAAATCTTTACCGCCTGCGTCGGTACCGGGAGTGAACCGATTAACGATCAAGCGGTAAATGAAAAACAGGTAGCTGCGACGTATGAGAGTAAGACTACGAAACTGAACTGGCTAAAACTCAATTTTGAAGCCGCACAATCATTCGTAGACGAGACGATCTGTCGGTTGAGATACGGGCAGTATTTTGTCGGGGCTTCAATTAATTACGGGACGGACTTTTACATAGCGACAGCCGAAAACTTGCGCAGTCGATATGAATCGGCAAAAAATGCCGGTGCATCAGAATCGGAGCTAGACGCATTGTCACGGAAAATAATTGAGACGGAATACCGGAATGATCGTACCGCAATGGCCCGCATGCTGATCTTGCTAGATTTGGAGCCGTACCGGCATTTCTCGCGACAGGAAGTTTTTGATCTGGCTGCCAGGAATATGATTCCGGAGGACGATTTGCGGGTAAAGCTCAATTTTTCGGCGCTTATTGCCCGGTTTGAGCGAGAGAATACCAATGTACTGGAATTTGGCACCGCGATTCCTTACGCAAGAAAAATAGAAATCATTTCAAATCAATTACGAGAGTATGCCAAGAAAAAAGATTGATGGTCAGGTAGAACAGCCGACCGATGCTGCTGTGCAAACTGATGTTAGTGCAGCAGAGAACCAAACGTCCGAAACTATTGCCGCCAACGATGCGGTGGCCGCTGCCGACAATACGTCGCCTGTGGAAAATTCCGTACCTGAGAGCAAATTCGATTCGGAACCTATCGCGCCTACGGCCTTTACTTCGGGGCCGTTTGCCAACGATGCGGTGGCCGCTGCGGTAGCGCAGGCGTATAAGGTGAAACCGCAGGATCAGAAATTCGTGCATGTATTGCAGGAAATCAAACGATTCGACCCCCATACCAGCGATCGGATCAGTCGTCCTGTTGTGCAGATGTACGGCGTTCGTGAATGGGATAAAATCGCCGATTACCTGAAGCGACAGGGGTATTCGCTACAGGTTATTCACCACCCCGGAAAGTAACGAACCACAAAAACCAAATCAAAGGGTAAGATTATGGCACTCGATGCAAATTTATTGAGAACAAATGCGGCTTTGGCCGGCCTGACCGATGAACAGGTCACGGCGATCACGACTTTGTCGGTAAATGACGAGGATCGCGTTATTGCAGATCGGATCGGTCGCCTGTACGGCGAGTTCGACCGCGATATTCTGGAAACTGCCGGAATCGAGAAAAAACAGGGAGAGAAAACCTATGATTACATGAAGCGGGCGATCTCTCACCTGAAAGGAGGAAGCGACAAGTTAGGTGAGCTGAGAACGCAGGTACAGCAGTTGACCAGCGAACGCGACACCCTCAAAGACCGTCTTGAAAAGGGAGGAGGCGATCCGGAGATCGTGGCAAAGTTCGAAAGGACGAAAAGAGACCTTAACGGTGTGACAAACGATTACCGGACGCTCAAAGAGAAGTACGAAAAAGACATGGCCGAAATGACCGGTAAGCTCAATACGGTTGCCGTCGAAAGCGAAATTCGACTTGCGTTATCCGGTTTTGAGTTCGACCCGGCACTACCGCCGACCGTCATCGAAACGATGAAAAGCGTAGCTGTTGATAAGATCAAAGCTATGAAATCGGAGTTTGTAGAGGATGGCAAAGGAGGCAAAACACTCGCTTTTCTCGACGATACCGGAGCCATGAAACGCGATCCCGCAAAAGGTCTCGCACCGGTTACGGTGTCCGATCTTCTGAAAAACGAGCTTTCGGACGTGCTGAAAAAACAGCAGGCCGGAGCTGGTGCCGGAAGTACGCCTCCTTCAAAGGGAGGGGGTGTGGCCGGCATGGTAGACATCTCATCTGCCCGTACTCAGGTCGAGGCCGACGAGATGATCGTTAAAACCCTGATGGGTGAAGGGTTGGTAAAAGGTACGCCGGAATTTTCCGAAAAACAGACGCAGATGCGTACTGAGGCAGGGATTGAAAACCTGCCGTTGCGTTAATAGTCAATTATTTTAGGCTGAAGGGTAAGCCGTTTTTGTATAACCGCTTAAAAAACAAAAAAACTATGTCACTTATCGAAACCCGGATGCAGAATCTCCGCGTAAATTCGCCGATTGACAAGAACATGGCCCGCCCTTCGCGTTACGGAGCGCTCGACCTGTTTGTCTACGAGACCTACAATCCGCAGGGGATCATTTCTCCCGAACTTCGCGAACGCGCATTTGCGAGCATCGGCCGCACAGTACAAGTACCCGTGTTGGATTACGACGGGGACGTAACTTTGTCCAATACTCGTTCTTGCACGATTGCAGACGACGAAAACACATCTAAACTCTACACCGTGACGTTTGCCACTGTTTCGTGGGGCTTCACGATGGTACCGGCCATGTACCACAATAACGATATTTCCTTGCAAAAGGATTGGGAGCGCAAATTCCTGAAATATCTGTTCAAAGTGGCCGCAACGCTCGATACAGCAGCTTTGGCCGCCCTGTCGGCAGCCAAAACGCAGGTATTCGCCGATACGCTGAATTACACTCCTACCGGTAATGTTATTCCGGCCGGGTGGGATGCCCGCTACGACATCCTGGGTGATCTTGAGGCGATGATGAACGCCAACGACTACTACAAGCGTATGCACGTAGTAGGAAATACCGGCGTTCAGGCGCTTATCAACAAACTGGCGAAGCTGGGCGAGCAAAACGCGATCAACGAACGTTTGGAGTACCTGAACAAGTGGATGCACTTTACCAACCAACTTCCGAACGAAGAAGGCGTATACGGTACGATGTACATGGTCGAGGACGGGCAGGTAGGTATGGTGTTCCGCGTGGACCGCGAGAGCCTGTACCGCCGCCGGATGGCCGACGGTACGCAGTGGGATGTTATGGAATTACCGTTGGTCGGGATTCCGGTAGGCACCTACTATGCCGAAAGCAAAGGCGACTACTCGGCAATTGCGGGCGAATCAACCGCCGACATGACCTGTGCGTTTAAGGAAATGTACGGCTTCTCGTTCGACTATGCGATCATCACGCCGTACAACAGTTCGCCTACGACTGTCGCTAATCCGATTATCAAAGCGACCATCGGCAAACCTACCGGCGACCCGAACTCGATTCCGGTTCACCAGACCGAGCCGGCACCGACTGCGGCCGGTGGTGGGGACGGAGCGTAATCACATCGGTTATAGTATCCCCAAACCAAAGGGGTAGGGGACTTCCTCTACCCCTTATTTTCAACTTTTAATGCCGAATAAGGATGTATCGACCCGATGATATTTTGGATGCCTTTGCGCATGTCGTTGGCTGGCGTTCCGATATAAACCCGCGCAACAAAATAAACCCCGATCTGACGAAGTCGGAGAGCGGCCTATATTTTCAGGACGCGCACCCTCTCGTAACACTGAACAATATACGTGCGACAATGCCCGATCCCGCCGATATGGGATTCGAGGTATGGGATGCCTCGTTGTCGTATGCAACAGGAGCGATGGTCGCCGACAGTCCGTCGCGAAATGCACGGGTATACCAGGCCCAAACGGACGTAACTGCCGGTACGCCGTTGACAAATACCATAGCGTGGAAGCCCTATGATTTTCTTTCGGGGTATTTGCGCCAGGTCATGGAATCGGCTTTGCGTAACGTGGTACAGAAGTTTGTAAACGATCAGACGGTAAATCTACAGGCTAAAAGTCTTTTGGAGAACCGTCCATTATTCGACGGTGCCGGACGTATGCGCGATCTCGTGCAGAATACGGGCTCCCTGGTCGGTTACGAATTTGTTTCGGCGCGAAGTATGGGCGTAACCACGAAGCTCGATAAAATCGGTTTCCAAATGGTTGGAAGCGGCACGATTCATCTGTACATCTTTCACAGTAGCGGCACAGGGCCTAAATATGAATATGAAGTCCCTATTAACGGGGCAAACGGTGGGTTTACGTGGTTCCCTTTGGATAACGTTTATATGCCGTATATCGATGCCGGCACAAATACCGGCGGCAGTTGGTTTGTCGTGTACGATCAGACCCGGATGGAGGGTTTGCAAGCGGTAAACCTTGCCCGAGATTGGTCTAACGCTCCCTGCCAATGCGAGCGCGGCAACTACCAACTCTGGAAACAGATTAGCAAATACCTGAATGTTTTTCCGTTTAAAGTGTCCCGGCCTGAAGGGTTCGACGCAACTCCGCAATTATGGGATTTGTCACAAAACGCCTACACGAATACCGTAAACTACGGTATGAACTGTATCGTGTCTGTCATGTGTGACCTTTCCGATTTTATGATTCATAACCGGCTGATGTTTCAGAGCGTTATTGCAAAACAGGTGGCCGTCGATGTCCTTCGAAGTATGGCCTACAATCCGGAGACACGGGTTAATGCGCGTGAAACGAATGTAAACCGAACGGACGTACTCTACGAAATCGATGGTAACCCGGAAGGACGGCCCGGGGGGCTTGCTTATGAACTCAAAAAGGCATACGAAGCCGTGTATATCGACACCGCCGGCATGGATCGGATTTGTTTGCCGTGCAATAATGGAGGTGTTAAATATAGATCGGCCTTCTGATGGTTGACCGTATCGACAAACTGATAAACGGTCTTTCGGACTTTGACCGTGAATTACCGCAGCGGGTGTTGGATTGTGTGCGGGAGAACGAATCGGTGATTGTTGACATGAATGCTGAGGAACAGCTATACGAACACGGCCAGAACCGGTTAGGGGTTGATATTTCCGATTACCAACCTTATACGCGACGCACGGTTGAAATCAAGAAGATTAAAGGACAGCCGTATGATCGAGTAACGCTACGTGATACGGGAGAATTTGAAGCCTCTTTTTTCATCCGCTATGATTCGGATTCCTGGCAAATTCAGGCTGCCGACGAAAAGACAGACAAACTTGTGAGGAAGTACGGGGCTGAAATTTTAGGTCTGAACGACGAGAATATGAACGAAATTATTGGGGAATATTTACGGCCTTATCTGTTGGGGCTGTTAAGACACATAGCGAATGGCGAAAATTTATGAAATAGATAACCCCGCTTTGGTGGACCGACTGATCGTCGATTTGCAAAAATCTCTTGCCGCGATTCCGTGGCTGGATTATGTATTCGGGCGGGCCCAGCGCCTTGTCCGCTATGATAAACGTCGGGAATATTTTTACCCTGCCGTTTATGTAGGGGATTCAGAGTACAAAAGCGTGCTTCCTAACGATATGATCGGGAATTTTGCTTGGTTCGACATTCCGGATTATGAGCGGACGGAGCGATCACAGCGACATTATGGGCGTATTCGCGGTCAAATGCGTATCGTTTTTTGGTTCGACGAGGCAAAGATTTTCGGTCTGGGCCAAAGCAATAAAGAACGTCTTAAAAAGGATGTTCTTGACGCTCTCAGGGTGGCGATGACACAAGGAGGGCGATTGTACGTGAACCGGATCGGCGAAAGAAACGAAAACATCTATCTCGGTTATTCAATCCGCGAGATCGACACGCAGCATCTCATCTATCCGCATGGCGGTTTTGTAGTGGAGGGCGAATATACGATTGGTGAGGAATGCGGTCCGTCACCGAAGCCGATTTATATAAATACGACTGGCGGGACGATTTCTCCGGAAACCGTCCTGAAAGGTTATGTTGGTTTCAGTAACGGGGAAAAGGTTGTTGGATCGCTCGACCTTAGTGCCGTAAAGGCACAGGCCAAAGCCGAAGGATTTGCCGAAGGGCATGCCGTCGGTTACGCAGAAGGTTTGGCCGCATGTACGAACAGGTAGAACTAAAGAAGATTCAGACTATGGAAGAGTTTGTTTGCCAGATCATCGTACTGTCCCTTTTTGTCGTGTTTGTATTGATTTTAGCCGACAAATGGGGTATTCGTACCCTCATGCAAATAAAAGGGCCGGAAATCGTGTCAAAAATGGCCCGTTGCACTTTTTGCATGGGCTTTTGGACGGGTGTATGTCTCGGAATTATTGCGACGGTGGTTACCGGGGATTGGTTTTGGACAGTTGCCGCAGTGCCGGCGGCGGCACTTTCATGGAGGATAATGGAATGAAGGTAGAGAAAATTGCAGGGCACACCGTCAAGCTGTACGACGGCATCGAAGAACTGCCGATTAGCAGGTACCATGTTTTCAACCGATACCTGCTTTACGACATGGGGATTGGGAGCGACTACGAGGCCATAGATACGCACATCGTTAGGATCGCTAAACTGATAGAAGAAGATAAGACGAAAGCGGTAACAGAACTTGAAAACTTCCGTACCTCCCTGTATTTCCTTCTAAGCGGGGTGAGCCCTAAAAATATGGCCTTTGCCGCTCTTGTGGCGGAGATAGATGGGAAACCACGGGAGGATTTGAGCGACGACGGTATCAAAGAGACGTTGCGGTATTTTGAATCGGCCCGGCATGGTTGGTTAGAACAGCTTTTTGGAGCTGTCAAAAAAAAAAATTGGGGAAGAGCTGCGGACGTACTTTCCGGAGATTTTTTCGGATGTCCGCGAAAAAGACACGTTAACACGGATGGTCCGGCGCACACGGTTGATACTTGACGGGATTGTAAGTAGAACCGATAGACGGGATGATATAAAACGCATAGATACGTTTATCCTACTTTCAACCCCGCCGAGGGAATTTTCAACGCCTAAAGGCGCAGATGTGGCGTTCGATAAAAGCTATTCGGATATGTGTCTAGTGATTTCTGAAAAATTCCACACACCGGCGGAAAATATGTCCGTGTTGAAATTCTACCGGGCGCTTCACATTATGAAGCACGAGGCGAAAGAAGCCAGAAAAGGATTGAAAAAAAGATGATTGTCCAACGATAAAGACTATTGTAATGACACAGCAGAATGGGCCGATCACGACCAGTCAAATGGTTGTAAACGACGGGGCGATAATACAGGTGACAGAGCAACTCAAGATTATGCGCGAGGTCTATATAAAAATGCTCGATGATATTATCGACAGGGCAAAAGTACTGGACAGCTCGCTGGTTAAGATGGGCGGGACGATTGAACAGCAACAAAAGAAGGTACAACAGGTCGCCGTCGAAGCCGAAAATCTGGCCCGTAAAAACGCTGAAGTCCGGGCGGAGATCGAATCTCTGACCGCAAAAATTGCAAAACTGGAAGCGGAATTAGAGAAATTCAGAAAGGCACAACAGGAAGCCGCTACCGCAACACAGAAAACAACTGCGGCCCAAAATGAGCAGGCACAGGCAACTCAACAAGGAACGCAATCTACAACAGCTAATACCGAAGCCGTCAAGCTGAATGTTTCCGGGTTGCAAGGGTTGAAAAAAGAGATTGAGAGTGTCATTGGTACGCGAGATCAAAACATCAAACGGCTGGCTAAAGAACAAACGGCGTTAATTAGTGTCCGCAATGCGCTGAATCTGTTGAACAAACAACAAAAAAACGGGCTAATATCACTTCAAGAAGCTACACATAGGCGTGCTGAATTAATCTCTCAGGAGAATCAACTCAAAAATACATCCCGGGAGTTGACCTCAATTATAAACGCTCAAACCAAAGAGGCTAACGCTGGTTTAGGGACCTATCAACAACTTTCCAAGTATCTCGAATTGCTAAGAATAGCGATGCGTGAAGCCGGCAAGTCGGCGCAAGACATGAATATCGTAACAAAACTTCAAAAAGAGATTAACATGCTTGAACCGCAATTGCGGAAATTCGATGCTTCGATAGGTAATCATCAGCGGAATGTTGGCAACTACGCCAGCGGATTTAATATGCTGGGGTTTCAAGTTCAGCAGGTCGCGCGTGAATTGCCATCGCTGACGGTCAGTGCCCAGCAATTTTTCCTAGCTATATCGAATAACCTACCGATGCTGGCTGATGAAATCAAGCGAACAAGTGTACACGTAAAAGAATTACGCGATCAAGGACAACAGGTGCCAGGGGTATTTCGACAAATAGTGAAAAGTATTGTAAGCTGGCAAACGTTACTTGTAGTCGTTATTACGTTGGTTACGGCATTTGGCAAAGAGATCGCTGAGATGACAAAGGAGTTATTTGCGAGTAGCGAAAGTTTTGATGCTACAGCAAAAGCTCAAAAGCGGTTCAGTGAGACGATGACCCAGGGACAGGTAGACGCCCAAAAATCTGTCACCTCTCTGCGATTGTTATATGAAGCCACCCAAAACACAACCATATCAATAAATAGCAGACGTAAGGCTGTAGAAGAACTGCAAAGATTATATCCGGCTTATTTTGGACAATTGACCCAAGAGGAAATTCTAACAGGGAAAGCAAAAGGGGCGTATGACAAATTACGGATAAGCATTCTTGAAACAGCCAGAGCAAGAGCTGCGGCTAACGCTATTACCGAAAATAGTGAGAAAGAATTGAAAATCACCAACACCCCGGGTTACAATGAAATGGAAGTGTATTCCAAAATCTTAGACCTCGATCCGGGAGTTAAAATAACACAATCCCCCGACGCAATCCGTAAAAGCCTCAATTATGCGATAGGGGAGTTACAAAAGATATATCCACAACTTGCCAAAGAGTTAAAAGAGAATATCGGATTGACGGAAGGTAGCGGCATTGCTATGGTAGATGCGGCTGCACGGTTCAACGCACAAATGGCTCGGGTTAGGGAACTATATAGCCAAGCAGAATCTAAATTTAAGGAAGCAAACAAAGACCTATACGACGAGATTAAGGAAAGTGGTGCAACTCCAGTCCAAGCCGTCGAGGCACTTAGGCAGAATACCGAGATATTAGCATCTGAAGCCGAAAAGGTCTTTTTAAATATTGCCCCAGAAGCCGAGCTTATAGAGGGTTCGGTCGCTGCAATTGATGCGGCTATACAAAAACTCCAAGAGGCCCAAAAGCGAGCTACCGATGCAATCGAGTACGATAAACTCCAGAAACAAATAGACGAACTCGACAAGCGGCGTAAAGCAATAACCGGTGAAGCCCGCAGTGGTAGTAATTTGTCTAAATCGGAAAAAGAAGGAGACCGAAGTTTAAAACAACAGAAGAAAGAAGCTGAAAAAGCTCAGAGGATAGAGGACCAAGATAATAAAGCTCGGTTGCGTCTACAGAAGCAAGCATTGGCTATCGAGTTAAAAACCTATCAAAAAGGATATGAGGAACAAGTAAAAGCGGCAGAAAATGCGCATAGAGAACGTGAAATAAATCTGACTAATGCGTTTGAGTCAATTAAAAATATAACAGAGGCAGATATTGCAGAATACACGCAGGCAATAAAGGATAATAATGCGGCATTGAATAAAGATTTATTGGATGCCCAAAATAATTTAGCCGCACAACAGCTTGAAGTCGAGAAAAGGACCTGGGAACTGCGTTTACAAGCCTTACGCGAAGGAACCACCGAATACCTGCAAGCGCAGTTACAACTTATCAGCACAGAAAAGGCAATTGCCCTTATTCGCAATGCCATGCTACCGGAAGAGCAACGGCAGAAAGATGAAGATATTGAAAAAAGTTTTGACCGGCAAGGCGATCTGCTGACCGGAAATGCTTTAGTAGGGGCTATAAATAGAGACTATAATATTCGGATATCTGAAATCGAAGCCGAAGAGTGGAAGAGAAGCGACAGATACATAACGCAAGAACGGATAAAAGCAGCTATTGAACGTAATAAAGCGCTGTTAAAACTAGCAAGGGAGGGGGCTATAGAGCTAGGAGATGATCAAATGGCCATTCTGGCTAATGAGCAGCAAAGGCTGACCGAGCAACTGAAGGATACGAGAGGCAATCATGATTCATTGTTGGATTTGTTATTCCCGAAAATGAAAGATGAGTGGAGGGAATCACTTAACGCGGCTGTTAATTTCACTGTCACAAAACTACAGTCCGTATTCGAAGCCCAAAGCCGGTTAGCCCAGCAAGAAATAGATTTAGCGGATGAACGCATAGACGCCGCACGATCCGTTCTCGATGCAGAGCGTGAAGCGGCGGCCAACGGTTACGCGAATAATGTAGCTCAAGCACAACGGGAATTGGCCTTGCAAAAGCAGACGCAGGAAAAGTTATTGCGGCAACAGGCCCAGATGCAGCGGGCACAGCAAGCTATCGAGGCGCTTTCGCAAACATCGTCACTTATTACTGCGACGGCCAATATTTGGGCCGAATTTACGAAAGGGACAGGATTAGCCGGGCCTTTCCTTGCGGCTGTAGCTACCGCGACTATGTGGGCCAGTTTCGCCGCTGCACAGATGAAAGCGGCACAAGTTACGCGGCAATCGGCCAGTGCCGGTGCAGTCACTTACGGCACCGGTGGTTACGAGTACATAACCGGAGGGAGCCATCAAAGTGGCCGCGATGTATCGCTCGGCCACACTCAAGATGGGCGGGAACGACGTATTGAGGGCGGCGAATTTCTGGGGGTCATCAATAAACGAGCCACTCGGAAATACGGCTCCGAACTCGGGGCGATTATCGACAGCATCAATCACGGAGAGTTTGAGCGCATTTATATGCGTTCGGCATTCAGTTTTGAGAAAGCCGGAATTACGATCAATCAAAACGCCGACACGGCCCGGTTAGCTGCTGACGTAGCCGCTATTCGTCGGCAAGGAGAACGGCAAATTGTAAGCGACGGCAAAGGGCGCATCTTCATTTTCAAGGGCAATAACACGAAAATTATTAAAAGCTGATGAAAAACCCGGTATACAGATTCGAGGTAAATGGTCGTGTAATGCACCCGATCTACAAAGACGATGTTTCACTCGATACCGAAAAGGAATCCGGCTATGAGTTTTTCCGGAAATCGATAGACGGAAATTTCATATTTCTAGGTTCTGAGTTCGAATATATCAATCAGACGGATATTGAAACAGCCTTTTATATGATAGTGTCCATGTTTGACGCGGCAGAAAAAAAGTGGCAGCAAATATTCGTTGGTAAATTCTACAAGACAGATTGCGAATTTGATTTGGATAACAAGGCCGTAACGGTCAAAGTATCTGTGTCGGATCAATACGATGAAATTCTGAAAAACATCGAAGAAGAATACGATATTGTCCAAATGGGGGCCGAACTCGCTCCCGTCGCGCTGAAGGTTCGCCCCGTAACTCAATACTACGTGCGCGCCAATGGAATCGGCAGTGAAAAACTGACAAATTACATGGGCGGTATGTATTGGGAAGAGGATGTAACCAACAGTGACCCGACGGACGACGAGCTGCGAAATTTCGGTTTTGGTGAGATTTTCAGCGCTGACGGCATATCTATCCAACCGGAAGCGGGAAGCACGCTTAGCACGGATATTTCGGGGTATTATTCGCCTTATCCTGTATCGGAAACCGGCCACGATAATAGCTACAAGCGTTTGGATGGAAAATACTATGCGTGGTATTCCGTTGCCGGGTCGGTCGGTAACAGCCAGATGGCAATGTGGAGTGTTATGGAGGTTTCTACCGGCAGAATGATAATCGACAGGCGTATTATTTGGACAGAGAAAGGGAAGCCTTACGGTGCGGTCCCTCTTAATGGCGCAGATCAAAACGGATCAGTCGTTATTGCTTCCGGTGACTGCCAAATATTCGGGCGGATGTTGTTTGCCGCCGGTAGTCAACTGGAAGGTGATAATGCCCCAGTCAGTCTCTCGGATCGGCCAGCCAATGATATAGTCGATTCGAATTGGGATTATACAAAGGTTATTGCATTTTCCGGAGAAGGATTCGTGTATGCGGTTACCTCTACGGCTACGCAGACAGAACCAACAAAGTGGGGCCGAAGTGGACTTGGCGGATATTTTGTCGAATACACTCTCCCGAGTTCACAGTCTCAAGAACCGTTTTACCCTATCGACCGTTCACAATGGGGAGACTTTTCTATTTGGGTTCAAGCCGGAAAAGACATTCCTATTTTGGAAGCGTTTGGGGTTGTTTCCAAAACGATCAAGGATAATTATACCCTCGGCGGAGCTATTCGGACACTGCTATCTAAAGCGGCCCCGCTCGTAGAGCATTGGGAAACGCCCGAGTATTCGCAATTCCTGTACGGAATGAACCCGATCACAAATAATTATTTCCGACTGTTGATCGCACCGAAAAGCAACTATCTGAAAGGCCAATACGACAATGCGGCTATGACCGGTAAAATCTCGTTAAAGCAGATTTTCGATATGCTAGCCAATGTGTATCGCTGCTATTGGTATATCGACGAGAATAACCGCTTACGGATAGAACACATATCGTATTTCCGTAACGGGCTCGGATACGATACTGGATTTACCGCCGGCATTCAGTTGACTAAAGAGACCGATCCCCGTACCGGTAAACCGTGGTCGTGGGGCGTTAATTCGTGGGAGTATGAAAAAGAGACGATGTCGGAAAAATACACTTTCGAATGGGCGGACGAGGTTACTGCGGCATTTACGGGAGGAACCCTTAAAGTAGTCAGTAACTTTGTAGAAGAGGGTAAGGAGGATTCCTATACCGCTTCGCCGTTTACCTCCGATGTCGATTATATGGCGGTAATGGCAAATTATGTTTCCCAGGATGGGTTTGCCTTGCTCGCCCCCGAGTATAAATCATTCCAGGGAACCAAAACCGAAGGGGCGTATATGTCGGTCAGCGGTCAACCTGTCCGGGATGTTCGTTTTGACTATTACACCTACGCTGTTCAGCAAAACACAGATCGGCTTCTCTATTTGTCGGGGTCATCCATTCCGCCCGTCGTTGCCTTTGTCTTTTTCGATGCTTCCGGTGCTGTTGTGGGAACATCCGGAGCGTCCCGACCCACACAAGAGGAACTGAAAATAGAGTTCCACGGGAAAGAGGCTATCGTTATTCCGGAGGGTACCACTAGGATCGTTGTTAATGCCCAAAAGGGCGGGGAATACGGGTGCATGGGCGCCTTTTCTCTGCCGGTGAGTTCCGGGAATACATTACAGTGGGACGGTCGCCCGGTGTCCGTGCAAAATTACTTTGCGGCGTACATCTATACCGTACCCCGGTTTTATGTGTATGACATGCCGGCTGAAAAACTCGAATACAACGGTGTATTGCTCGGTTCCAAGTCTGTTAAACGGATGCGGAAACAAACGGTATTAGTGCCGGGTTTTATGGAGATTAACCCAATGAAAGGAATTGAAACCGGACTTGGGGTAGGCGAGGTAAAGAAGTGCTCTTTGAACCTCACAAACAGAATTTCCGAAGTCGAACTTTTACATGAGACGCGATGAAACAGAATGACAATTTAAACCCGTTACCGTGGTATGATTCGCTTAACTATCAGGATCGGTTTAAGCGGTATGCATACGGAGAAATATTCCCCCTGATTACACCGAATTGGAATTTGTTACCGTTTCAGATACCGCGCGATCACGTCGATAGTGTAGAATTTGCGGCCTTTGACCTGTATTATATTGACGGGGTTAAATACGGTAGCATACTGGATCAGATGCAGGAAAATGGCTTGCAAATTATCCTGGGTGAACAAACCGACTGGATCGTCAATAAAATGTACGGTTCGTTCCCGATACTGTTACCGGAAGGATTATTTTATGCCGTAATGTCGGACGGATTCAGTACGTGGTATAGTGAGGTTTTCTGCGTATGCGCCGACACATCGAGGTATTTGCAAATTGAATACTGGTGTAATGATGATTTGCAAAATGAGGATGGCGATACACGGGTTATCTACGACGGGGCCTATCGAAATCGAATTTGGGTAGATACCGTGATGGGAAAGCCAAACTACGATCAAACGGAAGAAGTTGAAACCCGTGATACGATTCAGTTCCCCGAAAAAAGGATCAGCCAAAAACAATTCCAGTTCGAGTTTATCGCTCCGGAATATCTATGCGATGCAATCCGTGCGGTATGGCTTTCCGATCACGTAAAAGTATACAGCGAAGGTATTGAATACGATTGCAGAGCATTCACCCCGGAGGTCAAATGGCAGGAGGACGGCCATTATTCGGCCATTACGGTGGAATTTGAAGCCGATACGGTACTAAAACGGATTGGATCGGTAACAGACCGGATGCGGCACCACGACTTTAACGACGATTTTAACGAAGATTATTACTAACAAGCAGGTTTCATCTCAAAATTCATAGTTATGGCAAATTACACAGCGCTCGTAGAATCCGTAAAACAGTATATCAAAGCGAATGGCATGCAGGCCATTACGGGCGATATTCTGCAAGGTGTTTTAATGTCGGTAATCGACACGTTCGGTACGGGTTCCGTTTATCGGGGAGTAGCGACCCCGAACACAGACCCGCAAAATCCGGATGCCAACGTCTTTTATTTTGCGTGGGAACAGGGGGTATATGCCAAGTTCGGTAACCTGACCTTACCCTCGGGCGGTATGTACGTCCTCGACAATAAAAGCGGACAGTGGACAATGACGGAAATTATATTTCCGGCCCTTACGGAAATGCAGGAAAAGGTCGAAAATGCGTTAAGTACTGCTCAACAGGCCGTATCTATCGCGGAAACGGCCAACTCAAACGCAGATGTAGCTATCGAAGGGGCTCAGGCTGCCGATGCTAAAGCTCAGCAAGCCGTCGGTACGGCGGATGAAGCTAAAGATATTGCTACTGAAGCCCGTGATTTGGCATCAGCAGCAGAGGCGGACGCGGGAGATGCGCAAAATTTGGCTGCGGAAGCCGTTGCAGCAGCAGGAACAGCGCAGGGTGTTGCGAATCAAGCGATAGATGCCGCCAATACAGCCAAAGTACAAGCGGATTCCGCTTTACAAATAGCCGGCCAAGCCAGAGATGAAGCCTCGGCAGCAGGTGATAAGGCTAATACTGCGGTATCGACGGCAGAAACAGCCGCTACGAATGCGGAAGCCGCATTAAATCAGTCTGAGACCGCGTCTCAGATTGCTCAACAGGCTGCGACGGATTCGGCAGAGGCCAAAGCGGATTCCGAAGAAGCACTGACGTTGGCGCAGGGCGCTATCCCGAACTCTGAAAAAGGGGTTGCGGGAGGTGTGGCAACATTGGATGAAAACGGTCTTGTACCCCGTGAACAATCCGGGCATTGGGATTTGGAGGATAGCTATACTTCGGATCGCACCGATGCGGCACCTACCGCGCATGCACTGCATGAAGTATATGAGATGCACGAAACAGACGTGGATGAACTAAATATCCGTCTTGATGCTGTTTTGGAGCTTGTGAAAAGCGTAGCCGGGATCGGCGTGGCCCCGGTCACTGTATCTGTTACCGGCCCAGGAGAAAGTAAAATCGTCTCTATCGTCACGAATGGTAATTGGACATTGAGCGTTGACCAATCCTGGGTTACACCTTCGAAAACGTCAGGAATCGGAAATGACACTGTAACGCTGACTGTGGCGGCTAACGGGACTACCTCGGAGCGCAATGCGACGCTAACGGTAACGAATGCTTTGGGTCAAGAAGCAACATCCAATATCATTCAGGCCGCCCGGGTTGAAACAACAGAGTATACGTTCTCGGTGGCCCCTGCAAATCTGACATTTGCAGCCGCAGGAGAGTCAAAGACTGTTGTTGTTGTCTCGAAAAAGCAACTGTATATAAACGGGTCGGCTTCCGGAGCCCCTGTTACCGTAAACTATACTTCAAAGCTAGAGGGTGCAGGATTCTCGGTTACTAGCACCGGAGTTGCAGCATCAAACAATACAACGACTAACGTTCGAACGGGATCGCTTACATTAACTCAATCGGAATCAGGCAAAAAAGCTACAGTAACATTAAACCAAGGTGCCGGAACACAAACTATTGAATATACAAATTGGGCAACGCAAAGTGTTGATCTTACGGCTACACCTACCAGCATTTCTGCATCCGGGGGATCGTCGGCTTTGGCAACAAAAGCCACTCAAACAAGAACCAAAACGACCAAGTGGAACGGTATAGTAACCGGCACGACCCCCGAAACACAGACAGTAACCGTAGCTGCGACTTATACGAAAGTTTCCGGCTCAGGTACCCTTACCTCATCGACTGTGACATTCGGGAATAATACCAGCACTTCACAACTGAGTGGGGTATACCGGGCAACGTTCGACGGAAAGACGGATGATGTTACGATAACACAGGCGGCTGGAGGACAAAGTATAGAATACACGGATTGGGCTACTACGGCTATTGATGTATCTGCATCACCGGCTACGGTGGCTGCCGCCGGCGGAACTTCTCAGATGTCCACGAAAGCCACGCAGAACCGAACAAAAACGACGAAATGGAACGGTGTTGTAACTAACACCCAGCAAGAAACGCAAACCGTAACGGTAACGGCGTCTTATGCAAAAGTTTCCGGGGACGGCTCTCTGAGTGGCGCAGCGGTATCGTTCCCCAACAACACAACGAATGCCGCCAAATCGGGGGTTTATCGTGCTACTTATGGAGGGAAAACGGACGATGTTACGATAGCACAGGCGGCAGGTACCCAAACTATCGAACGTGGTACGTGGATTACTCAAAGTGTGCAAATAACGGCTTCAAGTACGAATGTAGCTGCGGCCGGCGGTTCATCTTCGCTTTCGACGAAAGCCTCCCAAGCCCGAACCGTCAGCATAAAATGGAACGGTATAGTAACCGATACCCAACAGGAAACCCAGACTATTTCCGTAACTCCTACTTACTCGAAACAATCCGGAGGCGGTACGCTTAGCGGTTCTACCGTGTCATTCGGCAACAACACGACGGCCAATATCGTAACGGGTGTCTATCGGGCAACGTATGACGGTAAAACATCGGACGTTACTATTTCACAAGCAGCAGGCGTACAATCAAAAACGCTAGAACTATCGACCTACACCAAAAGTTTCCCGGCCACTGGCGGCAGTACGACAATCTTCGGCACTTACCGGGAACTATGGAATGGCGTGGTAACGGCAACCACTTCGGGAGTGTCACCGACCTTGTCCGGTTCTCAAACTGGTTTTACGATTTCAGGAAATGCCGTCACGGCGGCTAACCGGGGAACAACTGCCGGTGCCGCCCGGACGCTTTCAGGCAATGCGACATACAACGGGGCTTCCGCTGCATACTCGATTACGCAGGAAGAGAATAAAGAAACCTATTCTGCCCTCACGTTTGATATACTGGCGATGTCGGCTCCTGTTATGCCTAATAGCCCTGATACTGCGGCAAGTGGAGGTACTGTAACCCTGGGCGCATCGGCATCTTATACCTATTCTACCGGGCAAACCAAATCGGTAGATGTGAAAGATTCGGCAGCCTACAATATCACTAACACTTCTGCCGGTGGCGTATCGATTTCAGGCCGTGTTTTGACCTGGGCTAATAGGGCGGCCGTAGAAGGGGGGGCGCGCAGTGTTACAGTCCGGTTATCGTATAACGGGGCTTCACGAGAGCGTACATTCTACCAACAAGCGAATACGTTTACGTTCGGGTCGAGTATATCGTTGGAGTATTTCAATTACACGCCATCCAGCGTAAGCGCAAACGGCGGCACAGCAACGCCCAATGTGGCGTACCGGCAGTCTGGGTCTTATACGTCGGGGCAAACAGGTTATAAAGTTCAAACAATAGATGACCTTGTGTCAGGACCGGTATTCAGTCGTTCGAGTGGAAGCTCGGCTGCATCCATAAACTCGTCTACAGGGGTAGTTACATGGAGTGCGAATACCACAACATCCGATCGGATGGTGCAGGTTGTAATGAGGGGCACCGCACAGGGCGGATATGCGGTAAACTTAGTAGCCACCAGTTCGCAAAGTGCATACGTCCGACCTACTATAAGTCTGACATTTAATTATAACCAATCTGGAGGAACATTCGTAATAAATGCGAGCCAGGCAGTTAAAGATCAACTTAATATACAGTTCACGTATACGGACGGTATGGGTGCAGGCGGTGACGGTGAAATAACGATGGGCGCCGGCTCAACGTCGGTTCAAGGGTATGCGGGCGGTCCGTCTTATCCTATCGCCGGGATTATAGCGGTTAACTTTACTTCCGGCGGTAGACTGGAAACCAGTAATGCAATATATACGTGGACACAGGTATAGCAACCAATCTTTAAACCAAACTACAATGACAAAATCAAACCTTTGGCAGATCATTATCGGGATGGTGGTGACTGCAATCTGCGGAGTAATCCTGAACATGGGCGTGTTCTCGTTCTTTCCTGCGCTGATAGTAGCGATTGCGTGGGCCGGGATCAAACAGACCTCTGGTAAGGAGTACAAGGACAAAAACGGTAACTACGTGAAGCCGAAGTTCTGGAAAGACTTTGTACCCGTGATGGCCGGGGCACTGGTTATGTGGGCCATCGTAATGATCGGATAGGAAGGAGGCGGCCATGCAACAAAGAAACATCCTTTCGGGCTTTCTGGCGACAGTCCTTTCGCAATTTTACGAATTTATGCTACCGTTGGCCGGGGTGTTTCTCGCCGCCGTGATCCTAATCCTGGTCGATTTAAGGTTCGGTGTAGCTGCGGCCCGTAAACGAGGCGAAACCATCCGCTTCTCGCGGGCCGTGCGCCGGACACTTAACAAGATGGCCGATTACCTGTGCTGGATTCTATTGGCAGGGGTTATCGGGCAGACCTTCGGTGAGCCGTTCGGTATCCCCGTCCTGCCGCTGCTTATCTTGCTGGTGATCTTCGGCTGTGAGATCAACAGCTGCTATGCGAATTACTTCGAGGCGCGCGGGAAGCGAATGCGGGTCAATATCTTCAAGTTGTTTGCCAAGAAAGCGGATATTATCGAACCAGAAGAAGTAGATACGAATGATAACAACGACAAAAAATGAAATACTTTACCATACCCGAACTGACCGCCTCGGCCAAGGCCCGGGCGCTCGGGATCGACAATACCCCGCCGCCGGGGGTGAAAGTCAAACTTTCGACACTCGTAAACAACCTGCTTGACCCGATCCGCGAAAAGTGGGGCGGCCCGATCACGGTCAACAGCGGTTATCGGTGCCCGACATTAAACAAAGCGGTCGGCGGCGTACCCACCAGCCAGCACGTCCGTGGAGAAGCAGCCGATATTACCGTCGGCAGTCAGGCGGCCAACCGTCGGTTATTCGACCTGATCGCGGGCGGAGGCTTCGATTTCGACCAGCTGATCGATGAGACGGGATATAGCTGGATTCACATTTCATACTCGCCGGGCAGGAACCGGCGGCAAATCCTGCACAAAAAATGAAGCGATTGGTACTATTAACCCTTATTTTGGGCCTTCTGGGCTGTTCGGCCAGCCGTAAGGTGTCATCGTCCATCAAGACGGAGATCACCGATAAAACCGAAGCCAATGTAACGCAGAAGTGGGATAAGGATTCATCTGGGCGGACAGAATCGCACATGACGGAGGATTCATCCGGGACTAAAGACAAAGAGGTGGTCATTGAGAAGTTCGACACGGACAAACCAACCGACCCGGCCACGGGT